TGTACTGTACCTGGGTCACCAAGAAGGATTTCTCGTAGGCTGCAATATGCGCACGCTCGGTATCAGTTAGGAAAATATAATTAGCCTCAATATACGGATTAAAGTTCCACGTCTGGAGGGAGGAGTTCGTGGGGTTTCCTTGGATATCAGGATACGACAGAAAGTTCTGAATTCCGCGGAAAGGGTCAGCAGGGTTTCCTACGATACGTGTGAGGTACGTAGGATCATACGGCTGATTAAAGTTTAGATTCATGATCGTAAACAGACTATAAATATTGTTGAATGTGATATGAATTTCAACTTCTGACTGCACGAGAGATACAAGTGGAAGAGACTGTCCGATATCTTCGCAGAACCAGAAAGGTAAGGGGATTGTTAGCTGCCGACCACGGATAGATGGGGCAGGAAAATTGATTCCGTCCACGTTGATCGCGTTGGGGTACTGGTTAAACAGTCCTGATGCGTTTGCAGGGTCGTACATGTCTGGTGTATTTCCCACCATCTTGTCAATAATTGCCCGCTTGGTAGCATCGTGCTTGAGATAACTGGCAATCTTCATCCACTCTCCTGTCATGGTGACAATGGGTGTTCCGTTGAGGGTGATCGACGCCTGCTGAATGATATTAAAGCCCAGATTACGAATCCACTGAAACTGAAACTCTTTCGCGATATGCGTCGTAGGATCAACTTCTACGAGTGTAGACCAGATATCTGGAATATCAAGACACAAATAACAGTCGTGTAGGAGGTCGGCGTAGCGAGGGACCTTGAACCGAAAGGTTTTTGTTCCCGAGATTGGGATGTTGGTATCTGTTACATTAGTCGGAGGAAGATGAAAATGCTCCATCGCAAAGTTCGTGTGACGCTTATACATCTTCGTAAAATACGTCATCGACGGATTGCCATTCAAAAAAACGTTCTGGGCGCCGAACCCAGTGAGTTGGACGAGTCCTCCTGGCATATTATGTTATACAGTATGAATAATGTATAAGAACCTTCCGTATATCCTTATTGGCATTCTGGTCATCGCGGTTCTGATCCACTCGTACATGAGCGTTCGCTTCGGATACGACTGGATTGGGGCGCAGACACGTAAGGTGATTGCGCGGGCGATGACAAAGAGTAATTCGATTACAGAACTGTACCCGATTCCCCCCATTCCGTTCATGGACCGCTTTTCGCAGTATACGAAGATCCCTAAGATGAAGGAGAGTTCGGAAGCTCCGGGCGTGGCCTTTTACTGAGGGTTGTTGACGAAGGCATCGGAGGCAACATTCATATTGGGCGTCTTCTTCTCTCCACTGGGGAAGATGGTAGTATTGTTGGCCTGGACGAATCCATTGGTGTTCGTGCAGCACGTAGGGCTCCACGAGACTCCCCGAGCTCCCTTCTGTACGTTGTAGTCTGCACCCGCTGCAAACGTCGTATACGTACTCGCATACGCCGCTTTCTGCGACTGAGGATAATTCCGGTAATACTGGTTTACCGCTGCACGCTTCTTCATCTCGGTGACTTCCGACGCACTTTTGAACTGTACCTGCTGACTCAGAAATTTAGGTCCACCCTCCAGTGAAACAGTGGGGTAGTACGATGACATGCTATTATATTTACAGGTTAGAAAATGATACATACAAATGGCTCCTATCCGCTTCCTCCTGGTTTCTACGCACACCGAGCAGGTGACGGGCTATTCGAAGGTGTCATACAATCTCCTGAAGCAGCTCGGTACGCTTCAGCCCCTCATCAAGATCTTTCACTTCGGGTTCCAGCGCACCCCTGCGCGTCTTCCATCTCCTGCCCGTCCGCTCACGGGCATTATTCAGTACGATGCGGCCGCTAACGAGGACCCGAAGGAGCAGGGCTTCGGCTTCAACAAGTTCAAGGAGTATGTCGACACGGTCAATCCCGACATCATCATGATCTACAATGACCCCATCGTCATCAACCAGTTCATTCAGCAGGTGAAGGATGTCCCGAAGTCCTGGAAGCTGTGGGTCTACCTCGATCAGGTCTACAAGGGTGCAGACATGGGTCTGCTACGCAACATTGAAAATGCAAGTGACCGGATCATCTGCTTCACGGAGGAGTGGAAGAAGTACCTCATGACCCGCCTGACGACGCCCAACATCAAGATCGATGTTCTGGAGCACGGCATTGACTCGCTAGTGTTTAAGCCCCTGTCGGACGGTGAGCGTGCAGGCATTCGCAAGAACCTGAACCTCAAGGCAGGCGACAAGGTGTTTCTCAACATGAACCGCAACTCCCAGCGCAAGCGTCTCGATCTCACGATCATGGCGTTTGCTCGTCTCCTCAAGAAGTTCCCCGATGCCCCTTACCACCTCCTGCTGGTGACGGGCGTGAAGCCGGAGGGCGGGGCGTTCTACCAGCCCCTCCAGATCTACCTCAACGAGCTGGAGCTGCTGGGTCTCGACAATCTGAAGTACGGTACACGCGTGACGATTGTGGATACGACGGCCCCGCAGGCGTACTTCAACGACGATGCGATCAACCAGCTCTACAACGTGGCCGATGTGGGTATTAACACGTCGGCGGGCGAGGGCTTCGGTCTCTGCCAGCTGGAGCACATGGCGACGGGCGCCCCGCAGGTGGTCTTGGCTCTAGATTGCTATAAGGCGTTCATGAACGACAAGACGAGCGTACAGCTCCCTACGACCTCGTACTCGTATCTCCAGATGACGGCGGGTGTGGGTCTGACGGAGTACACCACGACGGCAGAGGCGGTGGCGGAGGGTATGGAGAAGGCGCTGGCGATGTGCGGACGCGAGACCTCCGAAGCGTGTGTCGCACTTGCTCGTACACGCCCTTGGTCCAAGATCTGCGACGATTTCCTGGAGTCGGTCATCGCCAAGTAAACTAAAAAACTAGATGAACCGGTGATTACACGAAATCTGGGTTCCAGCGCTTGAGCTTCTTCTCCAGCATATCTTTGAGGAACCAGTTCTGGATCTGGCCGCGATAAGGGTATGCGTGTCCGTAATCAATGCACCATACAACTCCATCCTTCTCGATGAAGTTGTACGGCGTAATATCGATGTACTCGATGTTACCCTTCTTCAGAAGGGTGTCGAGAATAAAGTGTATCTGCTTCCAAATCCAAGCAGGCGTATTGCTGGGATTTGAACCGTACTTGTCGGCAATGCACATCTCGTCCAGATCCAGCATCACCATATAACTTGTCTTATTGGTCTCAAAGACGGGAGGTGCAATATTGAGTCCAGCGGCGATTTGCTGATAGTGGATTTCGAGGGGATTCTCAACAGTCTTCAGGAAGGTTGTCATGCTGTTGATGCTGACCTATTTCTTGAGGGGTTTGTTATCCGTTTTAGTCCATAGTGCACGTATACGCGTGGCAAACACGAAACTCTGGTGGAAATGCTTATTCATATCCTCCAGTGTCTCACACATCATGAGGAGGTGCATCACCACCGGATTGTATCCGGAAATAAACATCGGCTTCTTTACATCGATCTTGATATCGCGCTGGTAATAGGCCGTATGATCTGTTCCCACGTTCTCGGCAATGATATCGTAGATGGTGGAGAACTTTCCAACAAAGGGACCAATCACTATATCACTGTCGTTCTTCATGTGGGCCAAAATGAGTGGAATACTTGCATCCTGAGGCAGGAGTGCCAGCTTCCCCTTTTCAGGTAGATCTTTAATGGCGTTGGACTTTTCCATATTCTTATACGCAATCTGGTTGAAGGCTCCGTACTTCAGATCAAAATCCACCACTTTGTAAAAGGGGTCTCCCTTGTTGGTCTTCGCCTTCCGGAGATAGGCAAGGTAGGGTTCAAACGACTCTACGAATCGGCGCTCCGTAAAGAAGATGTACTCGTAAAACACGCCACCTGCCGCCGCACAATCAATGGGGTCATAAATAACCTGATCGTAATTCGGGGGTTCGCGCGAAGACGAAGCACCCTGATCGCGGGCAGTTTCTTCGGCGGTTAAGCACGCGGGATGTTCGATATAGATGCGGTCCTGAATAATATCCTCCGGCTTCTGGAAATCGTATCCGTCATTGAGCCACAGGTACTCGATGGGAAGCTGGATGGATGAAATGGAGGCGTGTTCTCGTCCGGTCGTAAACACCATCGAGAGAATACGGTCGTCGGCCTTACCCTCCATCTCGGGGAGGGCAGATACTCGCGCCCACTCTTTCAGGAGCAGGACTGCTTGACGAGTCGGAGCAAAGAACATCGTGCCTCCCGATGTCTCGAAAATATAGGGATCAAAGCATACATCATCTCGGAGATAGTTCATGCTTCCGCGCGGATCAATGTTCCATCCGCGCGCCATGAAATCAACACACGGCATGTCAAAGATATCGGGGTAGCGCTTGATCGTCATATCACCGTCAATGTAGAGAACTCCCCGCCCCTGCAGCCCTGCGGTCATGAGGGCTTCCTTGATGAAGAGGGGTTTCAGGTTGATAGCAAGCTGGTACTTTCCAGGAAACGCAAACTCGGGGTACTCTTCGACAATATAGTTGCACCCAATCGACTCACACATCTTCTTCCAGGTCTCAATCATATCCTCAAACTTTGTGGCTTCGTGCTTGACATGTCCGTCGGCCGCCAGCTTTTCCGTCCTCGCCTTCGTGAGTTCTCCAATCTTCTTCTGAATCTCTGGCCTGGCAAGAATCTCCCGAACCCTTTTTCCGTTGTACTTCAGGGGATACTTCTTGAGAATTGCGATACGCCGTTCCTTAGAAATCTCATAGAACTCTTTCGGTTCATCGAACATTCCATCGGCAATCGCTTTCTCGATCGCCTGTTCCTCCTCCTCCTCTTCGCGCATTTCCTCAATCAGTTCTTCCTTGGTCTGCTCGATGATCTCGCCCGTACACGCATAATTCACTCGCTTTCCATCGGCAATCGCTTTGGTGGTTGTATCGTCGCCGAAGCGGAGATAGTTCTTATTTGCGTTTCCACGACCCCACCAGTACGTACAGACAACGAACTTGCTCTTGGGGTTGACAATGACCTGTTTGAGTTTGTGCGCTTTGATAATGCCTTCATAATCCATCTTATCACCGCCTACAGTGGGTGGATCCTGACGACGACGATTACGATATGTGCGAGGTTTCTTGCTCCTCGTGGTGTCGCGAGCCATTATTCATATGTAAAGAATTCTATCTTGTTGGTTTTCAGCAGGCCGAGTTTCAGGAGACGTTCATTGTCTGCAAAGGCTGAATTATCAAAGACTTCGTGGGTCTCTGGGTCGTACAGGAACACGAACTCCTTCACCTTGATGCGCTGAAGCCGCCTTGACCGCTTCATCATGTTGCGAAGATACGATGCATCGCGCTCGTCGCTCTTGATATCGGGGTTCGACGCCAGATCTTCGCCCTTGACCGTACTGTCGAAGCGCAGACACTGTAGAAGAGGTTTCTCGCGCCCGTGAAGTTTGCGATGAATCTCGCAGTCCACTGCCGCCTGTTTGATGAGCCGCGTAATTCCTGAGGTAATGCGCTCCTTCTCGTACGAGATCTCGTAGAGGAACTCATCCGACGTCATGAATGCTTCGGGTGCGCGACCGGATTCTTTCATATCGTACTTCTTGGGGGCTGTGTCCGCGCGACGGGTAGAGACGATATTGAATCCCGTTGACGATTTCGCCTGTGCTTCAGAGAACACCGAGAGGTAGTATGAAATGCGGATCGTACGATCTTCGACGGGAACAGTTTCCACCGTAACGGCTCCGCCTGCTCCCAGAACTTGACGAGTGGCGTGAGAGCAGAGACGAATGCCGCGACCCATGACTTGGTCGGTACGTGCGGGATTCCAGTGCGGTTCGGAAATGTGGATACGACGCACGTTCTTCAAGTTAATACCTTCCGCGCCCGATGCCGTAATCATCAGGATAGACAGGAGTTTCTCGCCTCCACGTTTCAGAATACTCTCTTTCATGGACTGTACGTGTTCAGGATAAACAGACTGGAGGGTCCGCCAATCTTCGTTGAACACCTGGAGCATGATCTCCTTGATCTCCTTCTTCTCTTCGCCTGTATAGAACGCGTATGCGGGCTTCTTGGGATCTAGGGTGGGATCCTCAACATACTTTCCATCGACTTTCACGATACGGTACGGCTGGTACCCGTTAGCATCCAAGATTGCAGAGATGATTCCGAGACCTTCTAACTTGCGGTAGTTGGAGTAAATGAGCTGGTTCACGAATCCCGTTTCCTTGATGTTTGCCAGCATTTTCTGCATCTTGGGAGAATAGGACTTCAGTCCTTCATCCCGCAAGAACCGATCAGGGTTCTCACGCAACTTTTCGAGAACGGCTGCCTTATCCTCGTCGGCAGTATTCTCGTTCCCCTCTTCGGAGGATCCGCGCAGATCGGAGGGAACCGCGTAATTGCAGACAAGACGGGACATCACGCGATAGGTAGAAAAATCCTCGTTGAGAGAACTGGGACCTTTCGCGGACTTGCGCGAATCCATCTGGATTTCCTTGTGGCGTATCTCGAGGTATCGATTGAACTGTTCGTCGGACATCTCGATTTTCTCGAGCATCTTGTCGTCGTCCGTACGTTTGGGAAGCATGCGTTCATCGGACCCCTTGTAGTAGGACACTAGACCCTGTACGCGTTTCTGGAAGAGAATGGCGTTCTTGACATCGAGTCCGTCAATAAACGTATTCACAAATTCGGCAAAATCTGTAGGCAGGCATTCGAGCGCCTCTTTCTGAATATATTCACGAGGAGACAGAACTCCTCCGGGGAACTTATCCGCAAACGACTTGCGAAGACCTTCCACCCAATCTCCCGGTGTCTTGAAACTCAGACTCTCGTCGTACTTCACGGCAATACGGTCCCCTGCCTCGTTATAGATAGATTTGAAGTGCGAGGGATTGCGTGTCACCATGATAACCCGCTTCACGCTGTTGAATTCAACGGTATCCACTTCCGGAATTGCCTTGAAATACTTCTTCATTCCGGCCTCGTCCCACGTCGGCATCTCCTTGACGGGAATCACTAGACGCTCGATGGGTCCACGCAGGAGATTGAGGAGAAAGGCGATTTCGTTAGGGCGATTGATGAGCGGGGTTCCGGAGAGAGCCACCACCTTACAATCTTTGGCATAGTAGATGGCATCGTAGATCCGCCGACCAATATCCGACTTGTTGATCGCACGGGAAATTAGGTTATGCGCCTCGTCGATAATCACCACACTATTGTCAAACGTCTTGGACTCTTTGGGATCGTCTTCGGGGATCAGGAGTTTCACGCTCTCGCCGTTGAGACCGTTGTAGTTGATGAAATTGTAGCGAGAACTGATGAGGTCTTCGATCTGAGCGTCAATACCTTTGCGGGTATCGAGAGGTAGAGTATTGTAGTTCGAGGCCTGATTGGGAACCGTGACAAAGTACCGTCCCTGCGATTTCAGGAACTCGTCGGAAATACCCATAGCCAGACCCGGCTGTTTATCCGCTTCGGTACGCAGAGTCCTGACTTCCCAGAAATTGTTTTGGGTATAAATGGGATCTCCGCACTTGCGAATCTCCTGCCGAAAATTGCTTTGGAGGGATGCAGGGAGCAGGATAAACACTTTCTTGGTGGATAGGAGGGATTCGGCGACGCCGATAGCCGAACACGTCTTACCTGACCCGAGACCGTGGTAGACGAGGAGACCGCGATACGGGCTTTCTAGCAGGAGGTAGTCGCGCACAAGTTTCTGGTAAGGTAGGAGTTCGCGGGTGGTTTTGGAAGACGTTTGTTGGAGACAGAGATCCACACCCTCATCGTCCCCTGACGGGTCATTACGGTATTTCAAGTAAATTCTAGCTATGTAGTCCGCAAATGCCTTGCGATTAGGCAGAACGAACGCCATTGTATGGAGAACGTAAATAAAATACGATCTTCATACAATGAATTTAGACAGTGACCCTCGTGTCTGGATGGTTACGATCTACCTCTTCCTGGTCTCAGCTCTTCTCTATTTCCGCCCCGCTCTCGTCTTTGAGGGGGCTAAAGTACGCGAGTTTGGTACGGGACGGCGGGGAGCTACCGTGTTTCCCCTATGGTGGTGGATCATCTTGCTGGCGATTGCTTCTTATCTGATCGTTCACTTTTGGATACAACCGTAACGGCCGGTGTTGATTCCTGAGCTGCCTTGATCTTTTGGTCGTGCGCGACCTGCTGGTCCAACATTTCCTGCTTGAACCTCGCAACCTCATCAATGCTGGCTATACAGACCGCCTTGTTGGAGTTGTAGGATAGACCGTAGATTCCCGCAATACATCCGAGCGAAATCACGTATCCTACCGACACCCATCCGGCATTTACTGGATTGGGGTCGAACATCATGTAGAACCGATCGAAGTACTGCCGCACGCCCTCGAAGACGCGAATAATAAACCATGCGAGGGTTGGATAAATGGCCCAAATTGCTCCGTGAACCGCATTGGCGGACGGATCAATTTTCTCGCAATCATAAAACGTCGAGGCGGACGAAAACCCGAATCCAAGCAGGAAGAAAAAAGCATAGATCGCACACCCCAGTCCTCCTACGATCATGATTTCACGCGGTGTCTCAATAGCAAAAATAGCCATGTCCTGTCTCCTTATTAATCTTTGGGAAGACGAACTTCGACGGTTTCCGCAAGAGCCAAGAGATCATTCAGGAGTTGGCGTCGCTGGGTATACTGCGGGCGAGTCAGACCCATACAATCGCTCAGCGTCTTCCACCCGATCGCGGAGATTTCGCGCTTCTGCATCGTCGTGAACCGCTGGTGAATATCAATGGAGTCGGGATCGGTCAGAACCGCTACGAAATACTTGTGGCGGTAGAGAATCTTGTTTGTCCCGTGAAACGTTTCCTCCAATTGCAATCCCGAAACCACCGTATACGCCGATCGTGGAATATTCGTCTCCTCGAAGAACTCACGCTCCGCACACCCCTGATCGCTCTCGCACTTGAGGCGGCGACCTTTCGGGAATCCCCATTCGGGTTCCGTGTAGATCGACATCACTGCTTCCACGACGGGCTTTACGGCGTCGAACTTATCTTTTGCTGCTCGCATTTCGTGGTCGTGGCGGTCAGAATGGTTCCATAGTCGAGACCACATCGTTTCAAACGTTTCCGTTCTCATGCGATTGATTTCCGATTGGGTCATGTGTTCCAGGAGGGTGCGAACGTAGGGAGTGTTCTCAGGATCGAACTTTCCGCGTACGAAGTCTGTGTAGGACATACTATCCTTTCGTCGAACCATCAGAATCTCTAGTTGGTTTGGAGGTATTGGCAGCGACGAAGGCTTGTTCGGAGAACGTAAGTTTCGTAAGAGAAGAATCCCGCACGAAAGGATCGGTTCTTTACATTCGCGAAAGGTGTGTCCGCGTTGACCGCAGTTATTACAGAAGATTGTGGGGATAGACATTCAGTTACTCTACGTTTCTACTAGAGTATTCCTCTTCCGTTTTTACCTCTTCTATCAATAATAAGAATATGAGCAGTACGTCAACCGCAAGTACGCCGGCTGCCACTCCCACTGCCCCGCCGCGTGCGGCAAGCCCGACAGTTGTTGCACCTTCAACTGGTCCCGTTGGTGGATACGGTATAACAGTCATGGACAACGGATTCGTCATTAGCACAATTGTCTTTGGTATTGCGACGATTGGACTTGGATACTACTACTTTTTTCGTTCCCAGGACCCCTTTACAACGCGCCTTACTTGGTTTGCGATCACGGTGGCGGGCGTGGCGCTACTCACCTACGGTATCTACTTTATTTACTCGGGCGTCACTGGCGGCTCGTCGACTGGAAACCTTGTTCCCGCTACGGGAGTGAACCCGACGACGGCGAACTCGGGCAACGGACTTGTGGTTCCCGGTTCGTCTCTCCCCGTGACTGCCGGAACGAGCGGTGCGAATTACGGAATGCAGTGGTGGATGTACGTTCAGGACTGGAACTACAAGTTCGGACAGCAGAAGAGCATTCTAGTTCTTGGTTCTACCGGTGCCGCCAATCCTTACGTATACCTTGATTCCGTTGACAACGCCCTCTGTGTCCACGTCAACGTCATGTCAGGGGCGTCAGGTGCGTCGGGAAGCACTGTCCCAGCCCCCGTTGGATCGGACGGCAGCGCAGTCGATGACAAGTTCACCT